GTAAGGCTCCTGATTGGCTGGAGTGGGCTAAGTTCCACGAAGAACGTGCAAACGACATCCCAAATGCACACCGAATCCAGACCCGTGCCTTAGCAGAAGGGTTCCTGAACCAAGCTAAGGAAGCAGTGGACAAATGTGGTTTAGATTTTGACCTTATGGCAGTGACGGACTGGATCGACCCGGAGTTGTGGCATGAGTAGAGGGCTTGGTTTATTTAATAAACGCTCGGGACATGACGAGCTAGAGGCTCTTACCTTGCCGGTAAGAGTTTCAAGAGGGGAAGTTCCCTCGGCATTGCAGTTCTCCGGCACCGGCAAAAAAGTCGCTGATGGTGCTGTTACTTCAGCCGACGTTTGGCTCGGGCCAACCAATGAACAACCAATTCCTCAAAGTGAACAGCAGATGGAGATTGTTAGTTCCTCTTCTAGTGACGCTGCCGGAGGAACGGGTGTTAGAAGCATCCATATTCACTATATTGATGGCAACGGAGACGCGCAAAGGGAAACTCTGACTCCTAACGGCACGACTCCGGTTAATACCAATGCCACAGACATCCTTTTCTGCAACTGCTTCCATACCCTGGACGTCGGCTCCAATGGAGCCGCGGTTGGGGACATTGAGTTACGCAGTACAGATGGAACAGCTACATACAAGTTTATGCAGAGCGGCTCCAACCACTGTCGTAGCACAATGCGTAAAGTTCCAAGTGGCTATAGGCTTATGATTTCCAGTATCTCCCTTGGTTCCTCTAGTAACGCCGTTGCTGGTATGTGGCTTGCTGCTGATGCCATTGATAGGGAGCCAGTTCCCGGAGTGTTCTTTGAATACGAAGAGTTTGCAATGTTCGACAGCAGCATTATCAAGGTTCTAACTCAGCCGATCTCGTTTGAGGGAGGCTCTATCGTAACCTTTCGTTTCAACGCAGACAAGCAAGGCACCTTTACCGCCAACTTCACAGGTTGGATAGAGAAAATTGAGTAGCTTCATTATCTCAAGTGAGTATGCCGAGCAATACCAGCAAATGTACCGTGTAGCTGAGTATGGAATCCACGGTCATAAATGGGCTGACAAGGCAGACCAGTTTCTACATTCCGTTGGTGCTGCGTCCGTACTAGACTACGGTGCTGGGCAAGGAACACTGTCTCGGGAGTTAAGGAACCGTGGTTATGAAGTCACTGAGTTTGAACCAGGAATCCCCGAAAAGGCAACCCTGCCAGAGCAAGACTTTGATACCGTAGTTACTACAGACGCGCTTGAGCACGTTGAACCTGAACTTGTTGATAACGTGCTAGACTATATTAAAGGACATTCAGGTTCGTTATTCGCGGTCATTGCAACTCGAACTGCCGTTCGTAGATTGCCCGATGGAACCAACCCACATCGCACAGTGAAGCCAGGGGATTGGTGGGTCAAACAATTAGAAAACCGATGGAACACTGTCCTAGTTAAATCAGACAACGGTAAAGAACTCTGGGTGGAGGCGTCGTGAGGGTAACTGGCACCGAAGTAAAAGCTATCATTGATACATCGCTAACAGCTAGTGAAGTTGATCCATTCATCACGGCTGCAAGTGCAATGGTTGATGACCTGCTTTCTGGGTCCGGGCTTACAACGACTCAACTTAAAGAGGTTGAACGTTGGCTGTCTGCCCATTTGGTTCATATTCGAGACCCTAAACTCTCTGAGCAGGATATTAATGACGCCAGTGACAAATACCAAGTTGGTAAGTTTGGTATGGGCCTTGAACACACGGCTTACGGCCAGCAAGCCATGTTCCTAGACACAACCGGCACATTGGCTAAGGCTGGTAAAGCCACTAAGGGACCTGTGACGATCCAGAACCTATGAGAATCCAAGATAAACTCAATCAAACCATTACATACTGGTCCCCTGGTGTCCCTGATGGATTTGGGGGCACGACCTATGGCACCCCAGAAGCCATCCAAGGACGTTGGGAAGGGCAAAACGAACTTTTCATTGACGCCGAAGGCAACGAGGTCCGTTCCCAATCCATCGTTTACCTGGACCAATCAGTACAGATTAACGGGTACTTGGCCCTCGGTGAGTACACTGACAGCACCGACACCGATCCAACGACAATCAGTGGGGCCAAGGAAATTCGATCAGTAAAGTCTACACCCTCTGTTGATGCATCTCAAACCCTGTACAAAGTATGGCTATAACTTTCGACAAAGACAAGATCCTTAAAGACCTTGAGCACCGTGCTAGGGAGGGTGTAAAAGAGGCCGCTGACTTTGTGCGAAAGGAGTCCGTTCGCCGCACCCCCAAGGAGTACGGTGACCTTCGTGATTCCGCTGGTTCTGTCCTTGCCCAGCGTAACTTTCCCCAAGTAAGCGGCACGGTGTACTACACTGAAAAGTACGCTCCTATGGTGCATGAAAGCGTTGAGGAAAAACTCAGGGGTCAGCCTCGTCCCAGCGGGGTTGGGACGTACTGGAGCCCGAACGCTGAATCCAAGTTCTTAGAAAAAGCACTTTTTGAGAACCGCACCAAGGTTAAAGCCATCATTAAGAAACATATGTTGCTATCTTGAACCCTGCAAGTCAAGACTTTAAAGACATCTTAGAAGATGCTGGAGTAGGTAGTTTTGCTGCTACTTCTGGTTGGGGAATCTATATCTCCAGAGAACCTGATGGTGACAACTACCAGAACACGCTAGTTACTCTGTACGATACAGGTGCAGCCGACACACCTCATCCTGAAATTGCTTTTGACGAGCCAATGGTGCAAGCACGGGTTCGAGGTGATGTGGGCGGCTATCCAACAGCGTATGATAAAATACTAGAAGTAAGGGATCAGCTATTGGGGAAGTACAACTTCTCTCAAGGTGGAATCAATTACGTTGGAATCTGGGTTACGGGTGACATCTCCTTTATTGGCTACGACGATAGCAGCCGCCCAATTCTAACGGTCAACTTCCGGGCACAAAGAGAACCGGACCCAAGCAACAGCCCTCATAGGAGATAACTATGGCCCGCACCGAACTTACTGTCAACAGCATCAAAGGTTCGTATCCCGGTGACATTAGCGACGGGGACTTGGACATCAGCTTTGAAGCTGGTGATGACACCGACGGTAACTACTACATTTCCACTGGCCGTGAAATTGTCATGGCGACCAATACGGGGTCTTCATCCAATACCATTACGATTACTTCCAGTGATGACCCATACCTCCGCGATGACGATATTTCGGCCTATAGCATCTCCGGTGGTTCGTACGCGGCTATTGGCCCGCTGCAACGTACTGGCTGGGCAAACGGTTCCGGGCAGGTGAACATTGACGTTGGCGCTGCCGACATCGAGATTGCTATTATCCGCATCCCCGTCCAGGTTACCCGGTAAAGGAGTAAAGTATGGCATTTCTTGGTAAAGGTACTGTACTCCAGAAGGATATTTCCGGGAGTTCGGATTTTGCCACGATTGGCAAGATTACGGAACTAACTGCCCCCAACCAGTCTGCTGATTCGGTGGAGATTACCCACATGGAGTCCTCTGGTGGCTTCCGGGAGTATATGGCTGGTCTCCGTGACGCTGGGGAGGTTTCCGGGACCATTCACCTGGATTTCAACGATCCCGTTGTGCAAGAGCTTCAGACTGACTATGAAGACGGGGCTGCCGGGGACTATCAGATGGTCTTTAGCGATCCTAGCCAGACGAAGTGGCGATTCCGGGCTTTCCTGACTGGCCTGGAAATTCAGACCCCGATGGATGATGTTGCTACCTATAGCTTCACCTTCAAAATCAGCGGTATTCCGACCTACAACGCCTAAAGGAGAAAACATTGGCTCTTTTGAACCGCGATGACATTCTCGCGCAGGACAACTTGAACACCGAGGATGTCTCGGTCCCTGAGTGGGGCGGCGAAGTCCGAGTCCGAGAGATGACGGCCTCTGATCGTGACACTTTCGAGGCTCGATTTGCTAACACCGAAGGCAAAGCAAACATGAACAATGTTCGTGCCGAACTTGTTAGCAAGTGCGTTGTAGACGAAGAGGGTAATCGGCTCTTCACTAAGGAGGATATGAAAAAGCTGGCTGACAAATCGGCCTCGGCTATGGATCGTATCTTCCAAAAGACTCTTGAGCTTTCCGGCATGAGCCAGGATTCTCAGGAGGAAGAGGTAAAAAACTAGAGAACCACCCGGAGCGTCAGTTTTATTTTGCTTTGGCGCTTCGGCTTGGTTACCCACATCCTGACTACTTGCTGGAGCACCTAACTTCCACTCAAATGACAGAGTGGTTGGCATACAATCAAATCTCTCCCATCTCTGACCAAAGAGGTGACATCCGAAACGCCGTTCTTGCTTCAGTCGTCGCCAATACTCAAGGCGGAAAAACGAAGCCAGAAGACTTCATGCCGAAGTGGCGTCCACAGACTGAAGATGACATTCTCGAAGTCACGAAGCAGATAACCAAGGAACTCGGAGGTGACGATGGCAACGCCAGTAGGTGAGCTTTACGCCGGAATTACCGTCCGAGACCTTGGCGCTGGTAAGACCCTAAGTAAACTTCAGAAACAGATGCAAGATGCCGAGAGGCAGTCTAAACGACTGAAAGGCTCTCTCGGCAGCCTTGCTGCGTCTGCGGGTACAGGTGGTGCGGCAGGTGGTGTCAGTGCCGCAAGCAACCAAGTTGGCCGATTAGATAAGAACGCTAAATCGGCCAACGGCAGTGTAGGAAGACTGAACAGCTCTGTCAGTACCTTCTTAAAGAACATACAAAGTCTGTCAGAAAAGCTCCGTGTTCTCTCGTTTGTGACGGGCGGCGTTGTTGCATCCGTTGTTTCTCTCCGTGAAGAGTTTGCTGCTGTTGCCACGGCTGCGGCAGGTGTCGTAACGAACCTGACCTTGGAGCCAGCGAGGCAACGACTAAGAAGTGTAACGGAGACGGCTAAGGAGACC